CCCCACGTTGTAGCTGCCCGTGGTGAGACTGTACTGCGCGTTCGTCCCCATCCCCACGTTGGAGCCGCCCGTGGTGCAATACTGGCCTGTATTCACGCCAACAAACGTATTGGCCGCGCCTCGTGTCCGCGTTTCGAGCCCCGTAGTCCCGCTCGCGTTTTTAATCACCATACGCGGCGTACTGACGGCGATAATCGCTTTCAGCGAAAAGACGCACGTCCCGTTGAAATCGGTCGTTGGGGTGACGATCAACGCGGTTGTGCTGCTGGTCGTGGGGCCAAACGTTCCGGTCGCAGACACGGCTCCGGTCGTCGCGCCGCCCACGGTGATTGTGATCGTGCCTGCCGTGCGACCGGTAATGGTGTATGAAAGTTGGTATTTCGTGGCGTTCGCAATCGTCGCTGAGTGCGTCAGCGTATCGGTGCCGCTGGTATGGGCAAAGGTATCATCCGGGGATTCCGTCCAGCCGGAATTGACCGTCCAGCCCGCCGAGGTCAACAACTCCGCGCCGTAGGTCGGTTCGTCGCTGCCGTAGGCCACGATCGCACTCGCTCCCACCGTGCCATTGGTCAGCAGCGCGTATTTGTTAGTGAAGGTGACGTTCGCGCCGGCATTCGGCTCGGCAATGTAAAATGTGCTGTAGTTGGTGTAGACCGTTGCGTTGTTGGCCGCAATGGTGTTCCCGCCGAATACATTGCTGTACGCGTCTGCCACGGTGCCGCTGCTACTGGTGTCAGTCAGCGTCGCCGCCGCGTTTTTGTGGCGCACGCCCGCAGTGGTCCAGGCGGTCGTCGTGATGTTGCCGGTCAACGAAAACTGATTCGCGGACAAGGCCCCGGTATAGCTGGGCAACTTGCCGATGACATACTTCCAGAGCCGCGATGCCATGGGAATAACGCTAGGCATGGGAAATCATCCGTAGTAGCTGATATTCAGTTTGGCGGATGCAACGGTTTCGATAAACCGGATCGCACTCAATGCGCTGTCATACAGCAAGAGGGTGCCCGCATCTAATACCATCCCGACGCTGGCAGTGGGGTTCGTCCCATCATCCCGCCAGCGCACATCGGCGGATTCAACCTGAATCAACGCCAGCCGCGCACCAGTAGGAACGGTCAGCGCGGCGGCGCTTGATAGCGAGGTGATTTGCTGATAGCCCAGCGCGGTTAGCGTCCCCTGGATGACAGGGACTGGATAGCCGCTGCCGTAGGTAGATAAAGGCATTAGACCTCCTCCTGCGGCGGGTCCGCGCCCGGCGCATCGATCGACGCTTTTGCTGCGCGTTTTGGTTTCACGCACAGACAGTTGGCGCTCGCCGCCGCCGCTTCAAAGAGCGGCGGCAACTCTCGCCCCTCCGGTCCAATCACAATGGCGTGACCGGACAGGAGGCAGAGATGGACTGGTTCAGTCCCAGGAGATCGCCAGATCGCCATCCTTTAGTCCTGACTGAAGTCCGCCCGCGCCGGAACGATGTACTCGACTTCCAGTCGCGCCGCACCCGCAGAGGCCGCCGTGCCAACGGCGGTCCAGGTGACTTTGATTTCTCGGGTGGTGGACAGCACGATATACCCGGTAGGAACCAGCGCGGTCCGCGCCGCAGACTGGACGCTGTACGACGATTTATAGCGGTCCGCGGTCGTTCCATCCCCCACCACCAGCGCGTCAGACGTGCCGGAGTTGAAGGCGGTCTTGACCACCACCGCGCCGCCGACCACCACCGCGCCTACGGGCAGTTTGATTGCCGTCGCCGCCGATCCCGACGTCAGGTCGGTATACGCGAAATCCACGGTAGCCCACGCCGACTTTTGCCGGCTGGATTGCAGCGTAATTGCCATGGGAGAGCCTCCTTACAGGGCGTGATCGCACGCGATGACGCCGAAGTCCTCGACCGTGCCATCGTAGGGCGACATGAATTTGGGTTTGCGCAAGCCGAACATCTTGTCCACGCTGATCCCCTGCTGCGCGCCGTAGTCGAAGGTTTCCTCCGCCCATTCCGGAGGCCCCAGGTCGGCCATGGCCAGGGCTTGCGCGCCGCACAGGAGCGTGCGCGTGCCGTCGATCAAGCTGCCGCTGCCCCATTTGGAGCCAGACGCTAAGCCCAGGGTGTTGAACACCATCCGGTGTTCATGGAGCACTGCGCCATCCACGGTGACCGTCGCGCCGGTGAAGAACGGATTTTGATCGCCTTTGGGCGCGGCGTTGACAATGGCGTTGAGGTAGTTGGAATCCATCTTCAACTTGGCCAGCGTGCCCGGATGCACCAGCAGCACGTAGTATTCCTTACCGCCCGACATCAGGGGCTTGACGTAGTGGGTCTTGGCGTAGCTCACCAGTTGCACAATCATCTCGTAGGACGGCACATCGGCGGCGGCCACATCGGCAGTCGATCCGGCTTGCAGGGTGTTGGTCGTGCTCACGTCCCAGCGGCGATGCCGGTTGGTGGTGGGCGCGGACACATCGGCGGCAAAGGACAGTTGCGCGAGCGCAGACCCGGTGCGGGCCGCGCCGTTGGTTTGATAGGCATAGCTGACGCCCGACAGGGTCAGAAACGCCAGTTGATCGATGCGGTTGGCCAGCCAGTACGCCAACTTGTCGCGGGCTTGCTCGCGGAAGTTGATGATGGATTTCTGATCCGACATCTTGCCCTTGTTGCGCACCTGCTGGCTGAGGAGATCGATTTGCAGGTCCAGGTTGTAGGACTGCATCGCTTCCTCATTGCCCTCGCGCTGATTGTCGCCGACCACGCCATCGGTGGTCAGGTCCGCTACGAGGTGCATCAACACCTTCTCGCCGCGTTCGGTCTTGGTGAGATCGGTGATGCGCTGGATCAGGCTGTTATCGCCGGTTCCGGTGAACCGCTTGATGAACATCTGATCGCGGGCGTTTTGCCACAGGTCGCGCGACCAGATGATTTTTTGCTGCGACGTCAGCGCAGCGAAATTCGTGAGCGCCATGCTCGAACTCCACAGACAAAGAAATAATGTGGGTTCCAGGCATGTCGTCGCTGGGGACGGAGACGCGCTCAGACAGGACGCGATACTGGGGCGGATGTCGTTCCGCCCGAACGAGACTTGAATGTACTGCGATTTTTACGCGGGAGCAAGCGCCTTCCCTGTTTACGCCGCCATGGCGCTACGTCCCGACCGGCCCTTGAGCTTGCGCTGCAAGGTGGTTTCTGGCCGCTCGCCCTCATAGCGGGCAAACCGCAGGCTCATGATCAGATAACGGCTGGCGGCCATCAGGTCATCGTACTCCTTGACCACCTTGCCCTCGTCCCGATGGTACAGGCGGAACTCCTCCCACCAGTCAGCCAAGTGCCGGGCGACTTTCAGCCGGCCGGTGTACATCCGGTCCAGCATCGCCATCAGCCCGGCTTCCACGCCGATACTGCCGTCCTCATGCTGGGCGTGCTCCGGCAGCATGTTTACCCCCTGACGGCGATATTGCTCCGCCAGTGGTTCCCCGCTGTCCTTGGAGTGCTGCAAGCCATCGTGCGGCCACGCCATCGGAATCCACGCGCCGCGGGCCTTGAGCGCCGCCGCGTGGATGACCGGCGTCGCTTCCTTCACCCGGTAGCAGTCGTAAAAATAGACCGTATCGCTGTCTCGGTCCCAGCGCGCCCAGACGGCGGCGGTCGGATGGTCCCAACCAAAGTCGAGCGCCGCGAGGGACGGCCATTGTTTGGGGAAGGCCATGGCGTCGAAGGTGATGGACTCCTCCACTACCGGAAAGATGCGCCCGCTGCCAAGAATCGGGATGCCCTTCACCCGCGCATCGCGCTCGTGAGCGGGATAGCTGGCAATGATGCGCGCCCGCTCCTCCGGCGCGTAGTGCAAGGCGTCCTCGATGGTCATGTTGATATCGAGGCGGTCGGCGGACGGCTCATACAAAAAGCGCCGCACCACCTCGGACATGCCCAGCAACGGCGTGAAGGTCAGCCACACCCGCCCGCCCGTGGCGTTGGTGCGGGTCAGCCCCTCCAGGTAGATGTCCAACGGCGGCTCCTCGTCGAACGCCACCAGATCGAGGGTTTCGCCCTGCCAGCGTTCACGCCCCTGATCGTAGGTCTTGAAGGTCAAGGTCGAGATGCCGCCGGACCGGTGGCGCACCCGGACGGTATCCACCAGCCCGGCCACGCCCCGCGCGGCGGTTCGATCCAGCAGCGCATCGGCAGGGATGCTGCCCGTGCCCCACTCGCCGGGTCGGCCCAGCACCAGGCGTTGAATGTTGTCGCGGGTGGTCTGGGCGGTTTCGCTGGCGGCCCAGGCGGCGATGGGCCGCGCCCATTTCCGCCCTGGCCAGTCGGCGGGATAGCGCCCGGTCAGGTGCATCGCCAGTTCCATGCTGGCGGCTAGCGTTTTTCCTGCTTGATTGGCCGCCCTCAGCAAAATTTCTCGATGCGTCTTTCCCGCCGCGTGGAATTCCGCCTGCTTGGGGTAAGGCGTGTAGTGGGCCAGGCGGTTGCGGCGCTGGTGGTCAAGGGCCGATTCCAGCCGCTGGCGAATCTCAGTGAGCGAATCCAAGATTCAACGCCTGCAACAGTTCGCGGATGCGCGCGAGGTTCTCTTCGGGAGTCAGTTGGTCCACGCGGGCGGCGGCGTCATCCAGCCCCCACGCCTTGCGCTCATCGGCCTGGCGCAGCCTGAGGGTTTCGGCTTGCGTTTTGGCGAGCCGGGCCAGGTTCAGATTGCGGCTATGGTGGGCATCCCACCACAAGTCCAGATGCTCCATCCACTCCTGGCGATGCCGTTCCAGCACCGAGGCTTTGCGCGTCGCCTCATCGGCAGCGGCCAGCGCCGCCCGCTCGCGCCGCAATTCCGCCGTGCGCGGATGCAGGCCTTCCTCGAAGGCCATGGCGTACTGGCCGGCGGTTTCCATGGCTACCGCCGCAGCGCGGCCAAGGCCCGTTGCGCCAGCAGGCTCTTTTGCCGGGTCAGTTCATCGATGCGCGCCTGCTTGTCCAGCCCGCTCATCGTCCGATTCGCGCCGATGCGCCGCTCGGCCTGCCCCAGTTCGGCGAAGGCGCGGGCGACTTGCTCCATCGGGGCGGCTTGCGCCAGGGCTTTCCCGTGCTGGGCGACGTGGCGCTGGAGGGCTTCCGGGTCTTGCAGCCGCTCGAACAGCCGGGCGTCGGCGGCGATTTGCCGCACCTGCTGCAACTGGTCGTAGAACTCGGTGACGTAGCGACTGCTGCGCCCGTCCGGGGCGAACCGTTGCAGCAGGTCGCCGATCAGCGGGATGTCCGTCTGCTTGGCGGGGCGCTCGGGCAAGCCCATGGCCGGGCGTGCGGCGTAATCGCCGATCAGCAAGGCTTGCGTGCCCAGCCAGCCGAAGTAACCCCGGATCAGGTGCTCGATCTGCACCGGCGACACGCCGGCCCGGCCCAACCCGGCCTCACTGGCGCCGATGGCCAGCGCCGAGGTGGAATAGCGACGCCGCAGTTCCGGCGACAGCCGCTCCATATCCAGCGTTTCAATCGGGCGTCCAGTAAACGTGCTGCGGTTGGCGTAGACTTCCAGCGCCGGCTTGACCAGTTGCGGCGTCGGGTCGAAGGCGAAGGTCTGTCCCAGCATGTGCCCCAGCCGCTCGGCGAAGAGCTGGCCCGTCGCTTCCTGATCCACGATCTGCTCGGCAATCCGCTCGGCGATGGTGCCCAGCGCGCCGACTTCAAACGGCTTGGGAATCCGATAGGCCGTTCCCCCCAGCTTGAACCACCAATAGGTGTCGCGATCCCACTGCTCGCGCGCCTTGAAGTCCTCATCGTCCTTGTGCGTCAGGTACAGCAGCGTGGAGGCTAGCCCCACCATGAAGGTGGTCGCGGCGAACCGCAACGCCTGTTGCTTCTCGCCCGCGCTGGCCTTGCCCACCGCCGCCCGCGCCATGGGCTTAAAGCCCTTGCGGTAGAGCACGTCCAGGCCCTGAATCCGGGCGTTCAGAAACGGGACCATGTTGATCAGGAACCGCGTCGCGGGCCACGCCCCGGACTGGGAGAAGTCCATCAGGTCGCGCGCCGCCAGCGCGGCTTGCAAGTGGGTCTTGCCCTCTTGGCGCAGTTGGGCATAAAGCGCGGCCCGGTTGGCGGTTTCCAGCCGATCCCCAAACCGGTTCCATGCGTCCAGCCCGGATTTGAGCGTGTCGAACAGACCTTTGATCTTTTCGGGTGAATTGAGCACGGTGTCGGGCTTGAATCCCGCGATGCGCCGCGCCGCCGCCGCGCTGTCGCCTTCCAGCAGCGTCCCAAACCGGAAGGTCCCGCCCCCGGTCAGCAGCGCGGCTTGGGTGGCGCTGCCTTCCTTGCTGGCCAGAAAGCCCCGAATCGGGTTGGTCAGCGGTTTGAGCTTGAACACGTTGGCGTCCAGCCGGGAGACGGCCAAGGCGGCGATGGAGTCGCGCAGCAGGTTCGCCATTTTGAACGCCGGGGAAATAGTGACGCCGAGGGTCAGCGCCCGCTTGGCCGCCGCCAGCGCCCGAATCGCCGCACCGTCCATCAACGGCGCGTGCAGGGCCGACAGGGCGTCCAGGGTCAGCGGGTCGCTGACGTTGTAGTGGGTTTTCTGCCCCGCCTGCATCACCCACACCGAATTTTTGTCGGTCTGGGCTTCCGGGACGGCTTTGGCGATGCCCAGATGGGCGGCGGTGTCCAGCGCCAGGATCGCGGCGCGGTTCTTCAGGCTGGCGTCGATCAGGTGATGCCAGTTGCGCAGGATGTTTTGCAGCGGATCACCGAGTTTTTCGGCGCCGCCCTTGAGTTTCTCGAACGCCTTTTGCCGAACCAGCTTGCCGCCACCGGTGGAGGGGCCACGGACTACGCCTTCGTCCTCGATCACCCGGTAGTAGGGCAGATAGAAATCGTGCTCCCATTGCGCCCGTTGCTGGGCGTCGAACAGTCCGGCCTGCTGGGCCACGTCCAGCACCGACTTTTGAATCTCGACGTAGCGGGCGAACGCCTTGCGGTAAACCGCGTTTCGGCTGGCGCCGCCAGCCATTTGGCCCTCGTTGAGCTGCTTGCCGGCGGCGATTTCGGCGGGCGTGAACAGCCGCTCGCGACCTTCGCTCAGCAGCCGTTCCGACCGGTGGGCGATGATCCACTGCCAGAACCGGTTCAGTTCCCCGGCGCTGGCGATGGGTTCGAGCGCGTGGGCCAGCCCTTGTTTCGTCTCCTGGACGTTGAGCGCGCCGTCCTCCCACTTCAGCCGGCCATGCAGGAACGCGCCTTCGAGCGCCCCGGCTGGCGACTTGCTCATCTTGGCCGCGACCCAGGCCGACAGCGCGGTATGGGTGTCGGTGACATCGCGCCCGAACCGTTCCCGGTCCAGTTCCAGCAGCCGGGCGAAGCGGTCGACCAACCCCGCGCGGAGTCGGGTCGGTAGCGTGGCGCGGTTTTCCTGCAACCGCTCCCGCAGGCCCTTGGGCTCCGCGCCGATCTTGTCGGCCATGCTGCCCACTTCGGCGGGCAAATTGTCGGCCCAGGCGTGAGGGCGGGAGTAGCGGGGTTCGGCGGTCTGGCTGGCGGCGATGGGCGCATTCGCCACGCGCCGCAATCCCGCGCGCGCCAGCGCCACCAGCGCGGCATCGTCCAGCGTCACCTTGACGCCCATGCGGTACAGCACGGCCTTGACCGTCGCCGCCAGCCGCCGAATCAGCGAGTGCTTGTGGTTGAGTTCGGCCAGGTAGCCGATGGCTTCCTCGGCCAGCAAATCCGGGTTTGCGTCGGCGTCCTTGCCCAGCGCGGCGCGCGCCAGTTCGTGGGCGCGTTGCGCCGTGCTGTTCTGGTTTTTGACCAGCGCCTGAAACTGCCGGGTCACATCGTTCCACGAGGATTCGCCGGCCAGCGATTTCAAGCCGACCGCGCGTAGCACCTTGCCGGCGGCTTGCACGATCGGATCATAGAACCCGGAGTCGCGGGCCAGATGGACGCCGCCTTCGTGTTGCAACACGCCTTCCATCCGTGCCAGGTCTTCCGCCGTCCAGTGCTCGCCGACCAGGACGATCTTGCCCCGGTCGATGACCGCCTTGACCGGCCCGCCGTCCTTGGGGAGCAGTTCCGGGCGCAACGCGGCTTGCCGCTCGACCACGGTGATGCGGTCGCCCAGCCGCTGTACGTCGGGATGCGCGGCCAGGGCGCGCGCCGTCTCGGCGGGATTCGTGGCCGCGCCGGTCGCGACGCTGGCGCGCGGATTCTGGGCTTCCGCCTCCTGCCGGATTTGCGCCACCAGATCGGGGTTGGTGCTCCACGTTTCCCAGGCGTCGCGCTCGGTCTTGATCTCGGCGATCTTGGCGCGCACCGCAGCAGGATCGGCCACATCCACGCCCAAGGCGCGCGCCTGTTCCGGGCGCTTGGCCGCGCCTTGCACGGCGGCGAGTTGTTCGCCGAGTTGCCGCTGATGACGGCTGGCGATGCGCGCCATGGATTCGGCCTGACGCATCGCCGAGTCATCGAACCCGAACATGTCGATGGTCGAGTCCGCCATGCCCAGCGACTTTACCGCCTGCATGAGATTCGTGGCGGTGGCGATGGTCTTGCCGTCCTGAACGGCTTTAATCCCTACGGCTTGGATTCGCTCGTTGCTGGGGGCGGTTTTGGCGATGCGGAAGGCGGCGTCGTCGGTGAGTCGATCGGCACGATGGGCGGCAATGAGTCCCGGAGCGCCTTCATTTGCGATGGCGAAAGCGCGTTGCCCGATGGATCGCGAAACAAGTCCGCGTAGGTTGGCCTCTTCTTGGGAGAGGCCGGCGTGTTGGAAGTAGTTGACATAATCCTTGACCTTGCCTTGACCGTCTCGAATGTTGAGTTCGGCATCTAGGATGGACGCCTGTTGGGCGGTGAACCCATCCGCTTCCCGCAGCACTTGCGCGGGGATGGTTTGTTCGCCGGAGCGGCGCGCGAGGTCCAGCCGGTGACGACCAGAGATGACTTCCTGTTGGCCGTTCGCCCGCTCCCAGACGATAATCGGCGCGGTTCCCACGCGCTCGTACTTCCCGCCCAGCGGTTCTACCACGCCGGTTTCCGGGTTGGCTTCCGACTTGAACTGCGGCACATCGGCAGACAGCCGCAACGTGGAAACCGGAATTTCCTGGGTGACGGGTCCGCTTAGGGTGGAAGGAGCCGCCAAGCTGTCTGCAGACTCGCCCGCCGATAGGCTTGAATCCGTGCTTCCTGGTCCGGGGGACAACTCCACGGGTGGCGGTTGCGCGGCTTCGGTTTGGGTCGGCAGCGTTTCTTGGCCATAGGGATTCTCCGAGGACGTTAGCGGCCCGGCTGTCTGCTGCGCGGGTTCGGTTGCTTGGGGAGCAGGGATTGCGCCTTCCGCGCTATCCCCGACTGGCGGGCGTAGGCCGGGTTCTGGGCGGCCTGGCTCAGGTTGGATCGGAGTCGTTTCAGGGCTTTGCTGGCCAAGGTTGGCCTCCTGGGGTGGAGCGGGAACGGACGGCGTCTGATTCGCCGCGCGCGCAATCGGCCCGGTGTCGGGCAGGGGTTCATTCAGCCCTTTGGGCGCCGTCGCCAGTTCCGGCGCTGGGGGTGCGGCGGGTTCGCCAGATGGCTGGGTTTCTTGCGGAGTGGCTTTGGGCGCGGCGGATGAGCGCGCGACGTTGACGCCGCCCAGGGCGGCCCCCATCAATCCGCCCGCGACGCCGGCTTGGCCGGCGGCTTCTGGGACGCCCTCCAACCAATCCCGCGCGATGCCCGCTTGGCGCACGCCGAGGTTGCTGCCGACCTGTTCGCTGGACTCCTGCGGGATTTCCTCCAGCGCCTCGCGTCCCATCGCGCCCACCACTGGACCGATACCGCGCGGTAATTGACCGAGGAACGCGGCGGTTTCCATCGGCGCGGTCAGCCGGGCGGTCAGGGCGGAAATCGGCCCCGCCACCAGCGCCGCTGGGTATCCGGCCTGTCGCGCCAATTCGGCCCGCGCGTCCCGGTCGGACAGCCCGGACTCGACCAGCGCCCAATAGTCCGGCGATTCGGCCAGTTGCTCTGGCGTCGCCCGCAAGATGTCTTGCGCCGCCTGTTGGCTGGAATAGCCCGCGCCCAGCGCCCCGGAAAACCCGATGTTGGCGCGCGTCGCCGCCCGCGCGCCGAGTTGTTGGGCCAGCGCCGGAGCCATGCCCGCCGCTTCGGCGACCGCACCCGCTTTCGCGGCGGTGCCCATCGTGCCCGCCCCCAGCGTCGCCAGCAGCGGGACTTGTTCGGCGGCCATCTGCCCCAGCAACACGGGGTCGGTGGCGGTCGCCGAAGCAGCGGTCCAGAATTTCTCCATCCCGCCCTCGATGCCGCCTTGCTGACCGACACCCGCCAGCGTTTCTTGTAGACGCTGCCGGCGCTGTTGCAGCGGGGCGGATTCCGCGGAAGCCAAGCTCTGGTCGATGCGGTTCGCGCCTTCCTGCAAGGTGTAGCCCTCGCCGGTCCCGCCCAGGGCGCGGTCCACCAGCCCGCCGACCCCTTTCGTGATCCCGGATACCGCGCCGAACGTCGCCAGGTCGGTCAGGTTCGCCAGCCCGGTCGCCATCCCCAACCCGCCCTTGGCGATGCCCACGCCCACATCGGACGCGGCTTCGCCCCAGGTGCGGTCGCGGGGCGCGGGGTTCGCGGCTTCCGGCTGCGTGGGTTGGGGGGCGAAGGGATTGTCGGCCCGATAGTTCGGCGCAAACGGATTTTCGGCGCTGTAGGACATGGCTATGGCTGCTGGCGCTGCTGGCGCCGCTTGACTTCGGCGGTGGCTTCTTCTGGCTTCATGCCGGACTTGACCAGCGATTCCCACAGATCGGCCGGTGATTGCGGCCTACCATCTCCGGCGATGCCCGCCCCCGGCTGGATCACCTCGCGCCGGCGGGTGTCGTACAAGGTCTTGGCGGTCAGCGGATTCCCCATCAAATCCTTGGCGCCGGTGGGTGCGTCAAACACCAGAACGCCGCCCTGCTGCGGGTCTTTTCCTTGATAGGCCAGCAAGGCGTCCAGCGCCGCACGCTGCTGGCCCTCGTCTTTCGCGCCGAGGTACTGACCAAAGAGTGCCTCTTTCGTCCGCTCTTGATTCAGCCCGGCCAAATCCTTGAGGATGCCGGACTGCCGGCTCTGCTGGTCCAGCGCCAACCGCTGTTGATCCAGACCGTACTGCTGTCCCCACTTGGCTTGTTCCCATTGCCGGTTCGCGGCGGCGGCTTGTGCCTCTTGCGCGCCGCGCAGAATGCCCGCTTGCTGCTGGGCGGCTTGCTGGGCGGCTTGCTGCTGTTGCTGGGCGTTGAAATGCTGGTCGCGCTGTTGGAGCTCCATCAGACTGAGCAGGTCGCGGCGGGAGCGGGCGCCGCCGGGTTGGCCAGCGAACAGGTCGCTCAGCGCCGGGGAGCGGTTGGCGTCTAATGGCTCCTGCCCCACCCCGCCGCCGGGCGTGCCGAACGAAACCAGGCCGCCGAACGCGCGCCCGGCTTGCCCGGTGGTGATGCCGGGGTTCCGCGCCTCACGCAACGACTGCAACGCCTCGATCTGGCGGTTATAGGCGGCCACATTGCCCTCGACCGTACCCCCGTTGCCCTGATCCAGTACGGACAGCGTTCCGCCCCCCGCGCGCCGGTCCGGGCCGGTGATGCGCATGACGCCCTGACGGCCTGCGTTGCCGTAAACCGAGTAATCGGACTGAAAGGTCGGCTGAGGAATCCCGTCCTGAATGCGCCCACCGATCAGCCGTGAGGGTTGCGCGACGACCCGCTGCCCGGTGTCGGCTCCGGTCGGTAGGGTGTCCACCAGTGTCCCGCCGGTTTGGCGGGCAGCGGTCGTCGCGTCAATGGTGGGCAGTTGCGCGAGGATCCCTTTCCCCCGCTGATCGGCAGCGGCGCGGTCCGCCGCATCCCCATACGCGGGCGGCTCGGCCCCGGGGCCATCGAGCGGCGGCGTGGGGGGATTGTTGGCGGCCACCCGCGCATTCAATTGTCGCAGGCGGTCCATCCGTGCTTGATCGCTCATGTCCATCTGTAAGGTGGACGGGGCGGCAATACTCGCGGCGATGCGCGTGTTTTGCGCTTTGATTTGGTCGTAGCGGACCTGATCCTCGGGCGACAATGGCATGGAGAGGCTCCTAAGCGGCGAGGTCGCCGCGCAGCTTGGCCTTTTCGGCAGCGGATAGCGCCGCAAATTCCGCATCGGTCATCTTGGCGATATCCGACGGGGTCTGTCGCGTCGCGCGTTCGCCGATGCCCGCCAGCGCGGGCGGCTGCTGGGCGGACGCCTTGGCGTTGGCTTGGCGTTGGGCTTGGGTCCGCGCGCTGGGCTCCTCGGTCGCAGCCTTCGCGCCCGGGGGTGAAGCGTAGGTTGGCGCGATGCGGTCTACCGCTGCCTTCAGCGCCTTGGCCGGCGTCAGCCCCTTGGCCACCAGATAGTAATCGCGCCACTCGACCACTTCGGCAATCGCGGTCGGGTTGGCGCTGGCGTGCTGCGGGTCCAGGAACGGATATTGCTGCGTCGCCGCCTCGGCGATGGTTTCCAGCGCGGTGCGAGCGGTCGCCTGCGCGATCTCGCGCTGGGTCCGCGCAGTAATCTCCTCTTCAAGCTGCTGGCGGTCGTGGCGCCGAATCGTGCTCATCAGCGTGCTGGCTTTGTCCACGTCGCCATCGAGCACGGCCTTGAGATAATCCTTTTCCGCGGCGGCGACATCGAACGGGGGCGGTTTCTTCGCCTCCTCCTGGCGCAGCAGCGCGTGCAGCCTAGCCTCCGCGTCCAGTCGTGAGGCTTGTTCCAGCTTCAGGCGCTGATTCAATTCCTCGAAGCGGGCGTGCGGCACGGACGGTTCCGGGGTGGGGGCCGGTTCCGGGGTGGGGCTTTCCGGTTCGACGCCTTCCGCTAACGGCGTTTCTTCGGTGGCGACATCGGTGACCTCATCGCCCCGGTCCTCGTTCTCGCGCTGGGTTTCGATCTGGTCGTTCATGCTTGGTTGGTCTCCATGCCGGCAGTGATGCCGCGGGTCGGGTTGGGAGGGGTCAGAGGGTGGGTATTGACGGAAGGGGGCGGCATCCCGGGGATCGGGCCGGCCAGGGGCGGCACGATGGGCGGCGCGTCTCGGTCCACGTAGCCGGCGCTCCGCAGCAGGCTATCGGCCAAGGGGGCGGTTTGTGGCAGGACGGCAATGGTCTGGGCGGTTTGGATCGCGCTGTATTGCGCCTCCACGGCCTTGTTGACCATTTCGGCCTGGGTCTTTTCGGCTTGCGCCCCCAGCAGCTTGGCCTTGGCCTCCAGGGTCGGGTCAACGGGCTGGCCGCGTTCGGCCATGGCCTTGGCCACTGCCTCCTTGTCGGCCAGATTGGAGTAGCGGATCACCACCTCGTCGGGCACGGCCACGCCCGCTTTGCGCAATTCCAGCGCTTGTTGGAATTGACCATTCTCCCAGGTGATTTGCAGTGGTTGTTCCGTGATCACCACGTCGTATTCGCCGAGGGTCAAGTCATTCAGAATCCCGGCGGGCGTCGTCTGATTCAGGGTGATGGGCGTGGTGGTCTGCGCGCCGTAGGGGTCGGTGTCGGTGATGCGCACCACCCGCTCGTCGCGATAGAACCGCTGCAACAACGTCAGGATACGGTCCGCCACCAGATGCCTGGTGCGCGCGAGGTTATCGAGCGGCATGGCGATCAGATTCTGCGCGGCGTGCTGGCGTGACTGAATGGCGATGCCGCTCATGTCCGGGGCGTCCAGCCCCATAAAAGCATCCGTGATGCCCGTGGTTTCTTTGATTTGCGCGGACGCCCGCTCGATCATCCGGTCGATTCCCTCCGGGATGCGGTTCGCGGGAATCTTGGCCGGCGCGGGCCGGCCCAGGCGGTATTCCACCACCAGGCCGGTTTGCGCCCCCTGCTGTTCCAACGCGGCCACATCCAGATTCACCAGGCTGTCCTCTTCGACCAGCCAGCCGCTGTTGGCCGTGGTGTTGAGAATATGGAGATACTGCGAGACGGCCTTGTTGAGCATCTCCTGGGGCGAGATCGCCAAATCGACCAGCCCCCGCGTCTGGCCCCGGCGGAAATACGGAAAGAAGGGCACCACCGTGAAAAACGGGTAGGGACTCCAGGCGTCGTGCAGCACCACATCCGCCGTGCAGACCAGCCAGCGCACCCGGCGCATGGTGCGCTTCGTGAGGATGGTGTTCGCGGGTGGAGGCTCCCCGTCGTTGAGCGGGCGCACGTCGCCAGTCGGGTACAGCGTGACCTCCTGTCGGGTCAACTGCCAGACTTGCCGCTCCACCACCCGCACGCGCCGCTGCCCCCCCTCGCTCCAGCGGGTGTCGTAGCGTCCGCTGTAGGCGCCGCCGAACTTGGGGCGGCCTTCCTCCCAGGTTTCTTCGCCCCAGTCGGCGTCTTCGGGTTGGGATTGCTCGATTTCGCGGCGCGCACCTGGGCCGAAAAGCCCCTCGATCTCATCCAGCGTCAGCCAGCGGGTGATTAGCACATCGCTCCATGTGTCCGGGTGATAGCCCTTGGCGTCGGGATCAGGGATCACGTCCAGGGGGTCTAGGGGAGTAATGCGGATTTCGCCCAGCAGCGAATCGTCAAAATCCAGACGAATGTCGTAATAGCCCCGCTGCTGGATCATCCCGTCGCTAAACACCTCCGTTTCGCGCCAGCGAAACTGATTGTTGTCGGCCACCTGCATCGCCAGTTTCGAGAGGAGGATCGCGGTTTGCTCGTCCGCACCGCGCCCTCGCGGGCGATACGCGATGTCCATGCGGTTGTTGATTTGATACCCCACGGCGGCGTTGACGGCGGGCGCGATCAGATTGATTTCGTGCGCGGGCCGTCCTTGCGCGCGCAGGACCAGCAAATCCTCCGCGTCCCATTGCAGCCCGCCCCCCAGGTAAAACCGTTCGCAGCGGCGGGCGCGGGCGCAATAGTCCCGGTGGCCCCGGTCGCGGGCGTATTCGTAACGTTGCCAGACTTCTCGCGCCTTTGGATCGCTCATCGCAGCTCCGATGGGAGGTTGTAATCACAGGACATAGGCGTTTTGCCCGCATCTCGATAGCCTTGAGGCCGCTCTTTCAGTGCCTTGACCCGCTCTTCCAGTGCCTTGACCCGCTCACACAGCGCCTGGCCGTCTTTCGCGGTGAAGCGCGATCCAATGTTGACGAATTGGTAAAGCTGCCAACATTGGAATCCCAATGACGCAGAGATCAGAATCCCCAACAGGATGCCCACTAGGCGGTACGTCATCGAACCCATCCTCGGATGGTATCCCACGCCGTGGCTACGGTACCGACTGCCGCCAGCGTGCCGACAGTAAACAGGACGATCCAGCGCAACACCATTCCGGCGCTTAAGATCCGCTCGATAGATTGCAGTGTCGGTTGATGATCGGCCATCTTTTGGATGGAGCCGGCCATCTCACGCACCAAGCCTTGTAACTCCTTCATTTCATCGTTCATGCGCTGATCCACTGTTTCTAATTCCACCACCCGTGTTTCCAGGTGCGCAATGTGATTGACGAACTGATAGTCGATCGTTCGGCGCAGGATCCAGTCTGGAGATTCGTCAGTCACGCACTTGATTCCTAATCTGCCCCAGCCACAATTCAACCAGCGCCCGCGCCAAAAACACCCCGCCGTGCAGAATGCCGGGCAACAGCAGGTTGACGATGATCGTGCGCTTATCCTCGCCGCGCAACACTGCGGATTCCAGTGCTATCAATTCCTGTCGCGCCGCTTCACGCACATCCTTATCCACCAGCAAGCCCAGCGCCCAGGTCAGCCAGTCATACCGATTCATGATGACATCCCCCAGTAAATGAGCCACGCAAAAAATAATGGACTACCGATGATGATAAAAAACGTGGCCAGGAAAATCGCCAACAGTTCGAGCAAATCCAGTCCGGTCCGCATTACCTCAACCCTCGCCAACTGGTAAGGATTACTTACCAGTTCAACAGTTATACATCAATCGCACGCACCTTCCATCGCTGCATCAGCGGTTGAATCTCGCGCGCAAAAGCTTGATCCTCGAACACCACACAATCCCATCCAATCACGGACTGATTCCCGCGGGCCTCTTTAATCGTAAACGGATGACGCAACAACGCATTCGCAATCAATGGCTTTAGGCGTTCCACATCATCCAACACATACCCTAGTAGTGCCATATACAGTTAAATAGCAGGGCGGCCAGTCTGTTCATAAATTGCGCTTTTTGGCGCAGATGAAGCAGAAATACTGCGCTTGCTGGTGGCCGGTCAGCCGATGTACCAAGCGGGCAGCCACGATCACTTTGCGGGGATGCCATTGGTGGCAGCCGGTACAGAATAATTCAGGCTTGTTGGGGATGGAGGGCGGCATCAATATCTCCATGTGCAGTTAATCCCGATCCCCAAATCCGCCCAGGAACCGAGGGTATGTATTTGGATCAGGCGTTGCAGCCGGGCTGGGTCGACGGTCGGCTGGCAAGCGCAACTCATCAGCAGACTGCATAGCGCCAATACCAAGCTCAGCATCGCCAGACTCAGGGCGGCCTTGCAGAGCCATCGGCGGCAGTTCGAAACGGACGGTCTTGGGTTCATCGGCGAGAAAGACTCCCAGCAGGCCGGCGAGCGCCATACCGGCGGCGACAATGGCTTCGACCTGGTCGGGGCGCAGCGTCAGCCCCGCGACGGTCGCCAGCCAGATCAGCCCGCGCCAGGTGCTTGGCTCTCGAAGCCGCGCCAGTATCCACTGCATCGTCATTTCCCCTGTAGGCCGATTCGATAAAAACAATGGGCGCCAATCGTGGCGACCGGCGTGCGGGTGCGCGCCCATTTTGTTTTGTAGACCACGGCCTGAGTGCAGTAGTGATCCGCGCCAGCGGTCGGGTCATTAACTGGCGAATCAACCAGAACGAAATGGCACAACTTGCGAATGGCGAGGTAATCCGCCCTACGCTGCGTCGCGGGATCATCCAGCCGTTTGCGGTTCGGGTCGCTCTCGTTCCAGCAGGAAAACTGCCAGGGACACAGGCAAACCGCTGCAATGGTGTGATTGGGCACCCCCCGCGCTTTACTCCACCAGCCCGGATTGTCAAATCGGTTGCGAATCACCCAGGCGACCGCCCGTTGCCCCACTTTCGACTCGCTGCGCGCTTCCGCCCACACGGTCAACGCCATCACCTTCAAATCGAATTCCATGTCAGCGGCCATCATCGTAGAGCTTTTCCAAATCCTTGATCGCCCGCAGCATATACAGGGTGCGATCCAAACTCTCCTCGACGGCGTAGCGCATCCAATCCAGCAAGGGAACGTCATTCCGCATCAGGGTTGTTCCATACTTCTCCTGGCCCAACTTGGAGCGGGCCAGCAGCATGGCGATGATTTCGTCCACGATGGTATCGCCGCTGCTGGGCGCGCCTTCCGGGATAGCGGCCAACGGGCGTATTTCTCGATAGGGGTTATCCAGCATATCCAGGATGTGATACGCCATGGTCTTCGCGTCCGCTGCCGTAAAATCCATCTGGGCATGGCCATACAGCCGGATCAGATCACCATACTGCTGCACCATGCAATCGGTAAAGACGTTATGGCCGCTGGCGCAGGGGATATAGGTAATACGGGATTCGCTCATGGGGTCTCTCCGTGATAAACATGGCTCCGCATAGGCACGACATCGCCGTGCTCTTTGCAGTGGTGCGTTTCGACCCAGTGACCGTCCGGGTTGGTGAACCCGTGCACGGTGGTCAGGCGCTTGCAGTGTGGGCAGACATCCCGCCCGACCAGACTGGCGGGGTCGCGGTAGGCCGGGCGTTGCAGTTCCATGGTCGCGGCGAAACGGGGGTTCATTTTCTTTATAACTTAGCTCTAACAAGGCAGTCTTTGGCCTCAAGCAATTTTCTTAGGCAAGCACTCTTTTCTTCGCAATCTGGCACCATTTTATCCATATATGTAGCCAAATCGTTAATATATTCTGAAATTTCCTGCAAATGAGATGGAAGGAGAAGATACGCAAAATGCTTCATGAGGGGTGATTCCATTACAATTTCCTCGCTTATCGGCGATATACAAACCAAACAACAATTTTCACTAAGAACGTTTAATGAAAGCCCATGTTGACAATTTCCTAATCGTTCTTTACTCATTAAGCATCGTTCTTTACTCATGCAGCCTCACTCAACGGCAAATCCAACTCACTCGGCGCATAGCGCCACACCCGAACCACGATGCGTGGGCGGTCGGGACTGACGCCAAGGCGGGCCAGCATCAGGCAATCAATTTGCGCGTCGTCTACCCACAGCCCGGCATGGGTGAGCGCGTCCAGGACGGCCTTGGGCAGGTTGTCGAGATCGCGCTTGCGTCGATCCGGATCATAGAACCGAATCGCCACGGCCAACCGACCCGGCATGGGGAAATCCAGTGTCGCCAGTGGGGAATCGGCGTCATGCAACTCGCTCCATGCCAGCGCGCCGGCAACGGCCTTGCGGTAGTCCTTTTGCTCCTGGGTCAGGTAGGACTTGTTCCCCTTGCGCCCCCAGGCGTGGTTGAGCGTTGGCGGGAACGGCAACTCGAATTCGATCATCCGGCGCGCAGCTCCACCACGTTCGCATTCACCCCGCGTGCCGTCTCGAAGAGCGCCAGTTGCCCCTCAAGCTCTTCCTGCGTCGCGGGGATACTGTCGCGCCAGGCGGCAGTGGCGTACAGCCGGAACGCCTTGGCGGAAGTGGCGCATTCCACGATGGCCCGCTGTTCCATCAGCCTCATCAATTCCCTTTCCGCCTGGACGCGGGTCAGGCTGTTGCCGTACTCGGTGATCAATCCCAGCAGGGTTTTACGGGCGTCAGTGGTCATCAAAAGTCTCCTCGATGTAGAACGAGTAGCCGGAATAACAGAGTCGGTCGGCGCAGCTGGTATACGCGCCTGGCGGGTCGGTGCGCAGGGCTAAATGGCGCGCACACCGGTCGGCGCGCGCGCACCGTGAATCTTCGTGCTGCCCGAAACACCGGCAGCGGTCACTGGGTAGCGTCATGCTTTGGTCTCGGTCTCGGAATCAGCGATTGCAGGTGAATGGGCGGCGGGAAGCTGCTGATGGGCAGATCGTGCTGGCCGCAGGCGTGTTTGAGCATGTGCCGCCACGTCAGGTTGTACTTGCGCGGGTCCTTCAACACCTCAACCCAGCCTTCTTCCGTTTTCCCGCGCTGGCTGAGGTAATGGGCATGGATGGCGGCGCTCACGGCCCGCGTCTGGACCAGGCGTTCTTCGTCAGTCATATGAGGCATCTGGCAACGATAGTCCTTGGCGCGCCGCAGCAACAATGTCATCGGCAGCCCGAATAATGGCGTTCATCGCATCCTGATTGAGCAACACCCCTGGGTTTTGTCGGTCTAGCTCGCTGAGAATGGCGCAGACAACTTGAGTCTGAGAAACCCACACGCACGGAGACTCGTTCATGCCGGCCCCTCGTATTCCCCGTCCCAGACATACCCCAGGCCGGTTTCCCGTCCCGATTCCGGCAACGGCGGCGGTTCATAAAAACCGCAATCTTCCGCGGTCGGGAAGGCTCTTTGCGCCAGCGTGCAATGCACGTCCCACAGATGCGGGCCACGCTGGGCGCGGCGGAAGTGACGGCAGAGGGAGCAGACGATCATGCGGCTTCCCCGTGAATGACGGTCAATTCCGGGCGGCGGTCGGTATGCATCTGCATGGCTTGAGCGGCGTCGGTCGCTGCGGCGATGCCCTTCTGCCAGACTGATGCGGTCGCCGGATTGGGCGCGTGCTCGAACAGGGCCAGGCTCGCCGCAAGCCCAGCGCACGCCCGCATAAAATCTTCAACCGCTTTTAGCTGCTGCTGCATTTCCAGTTCAGGCAAATGCACCCTGGCGATGTGCGCCTGGTAGCTGGTGATCGTTCCCTTCAGTTGTTCCGCCTGATGTTCCAGTGCCGCGATTTCCTGCTCGCGTTCCTTGATCTTGGCGACGACTTGCTTCTGAATCAGCTTGTCCTTTTGGGTTTCGACATCCGCCAGTTGTTGCCGCAGATTGGCGGCTTCTGCCTTGGCGGTTTCGTAGTCAGCCGGCGGCACGATGATCTTTTCCGGTTCGGGAACGACGGTCGCCAGATAGTTGATTTCCTCTTCGGCCTTTTCCAGTCGGCCCTGCATCATGCGGTCGCGGATGGTGAGCAAGTCAATCTGCTCTTCAAGCGTGCGGATGGTCTTGCGCCGCTCGTTGGATTCCTGGCGGAATTCTTCACAGCGTTGCGTGGCGGCGTCGAGTTCGGCTTTCCAGTCCTTCACGTCAGCGACGGTGACCTTCGCGCCTGATTCGGCCTTGGCGATGGCTTTCTCAGCTACAGATTCAGGAGCACGTAACAACATTACAGCTACAGTCTGGCTCAACTTCTTATTATCAAATAATTTGATAATATCTGATCCAGCATTCTGATAAATCGTTATCAAATCGTATCCGGTCTGATAACTAATCCCAAGGTGCTCTACCCAAGCCTGAAAACAGCCGTTTTTATTATTTGCTAATTCTTGTTGGGCTTCATAAATCTCCTTGCCCATTTCATAGGTAGCTCTATTCCTAACTGCAATAAATCTATCTTCATGGAGTTTAAGACTAACCGCCAAATCCACCGGCAGCGCCGCGTAATCGAATCCGGTCTGCATCATGTCGTTCATGCCGCCGCCCTCGCCATGGATTGCAGCGCCGAACACTGAATGGCGTGCTTCTCGAAAATAGCTTTAAGCCCCGCCTTAATCACCTTGCGCAATTCCTTGGCATCAATCCGCGAGGTAATCCAGAGCGCCGCTTCTATCTCTGCCTGATAAATCGCCATCAAGACAATCTCGTTGAGGATGTCCCGCAACGACTCCCCGGCTAACTTGGCTTCCGCTTGCGATTCAGACAGACCAAAACAGCGGTACAGTTGCCGAGTGAAATGGATGAATGAGGCGCTGATCAATTTCCCCGTCTTTTTGTCGATCTTCGTGGAGGTGCTGCGGTCGCCTGCGGGATCAACGTACTCGTTCAATTGCTGGATAGCATCGGTGAACGACACCCGGCCCGCCTTGGTCAGGACGCGAACTGCCAGATGGTGTTCGGATTGCGCGCGCCGCAGGGATGCGCGGCTCGGATGGAATGTGCTAAGCTGTTTTTCAGTCATGATTTCACCTTCAGTCAGTCATGATCAGCCCGCGTGAACGGGCGCAAGGAACCCGCTTTTGATCGGCGGGTTTTTTGTTGGCCGCCGTTCACAGCGGCACCTCTTTGGGTTCCCGCCGTTTCCTTGGCGGATCGTCTGGATACTGGGCCGGCGCCAGCACCCGGCCACAGTTCGGGCAATGGTAGGGACGATTGGACTTGCCGCCCTCAACCATCCACCAGAACCCGCATACCGTGCAGCGCAGGCTCAGAGTGGTCAGCACGGCGTAGTCATATACCGGCATAAGATCATCGCTCACGCCGACATCCCCCGGTTCAGTGCCACGAACAGCGCCACGCCGAGAATCTGGATGCTGTACACGGCGGGCGCTTCCAGGGTGGCCAGTTCGCCGGATGGCGTTTCGTACAGCGCCGGACAGCGCTGAATCCGCAACGGCGGCCACAGCAGTTCGCGCCAAAGATCAGGCACGTAGGTCCAGCCGTTGATGACGCCGATGAGTTTCATGCTGCTCTTTCTCCTATCCGCACAACCTTGAACAACCTTGAACAACCTTGAACAACCTTTTATCTATAAAAATCAACTTACTGAACAACGTCACAACCTTTTTTTGAAAAACTGAAACGCAAGAAAAAATTCCCGCATGTGCGCGCGCGCGAGAAGGTTGTGAGGTTGTGCAGTTCATTGAAATCCCTATAAAAAAGGTTGTGCAAGGTTGTTCAAGGTTGTTCAAGGTTGTTCAAGTATTTGATTTCACGTAGAAACGCCTCCTGTCGCCGCTCGTTTCCTGCTTGGGTTGCCACTTCAAGCGGCGCAAAATGTTACCTACGCGGGTCTGGGCGCTGCGGTCGTGGCGGTCGGCCTTGATCAGCAGGGCGTCGGATAACACCTCGCTGATCAGCACCTTGGTCTTTCCAGCTAGCCACGGCTGGATGAGTTCCTGCCAGGAATCCATCTGATAGCGTCGCTCTTGCTCTCGCTCCGCGTCCGGGATGTCCCACCACTTCTCGCCGGCCCGGTAGCGATGCACGGCTTCCGCCCACAACTGCTCACGGATAGCCTCCACGGCTTCCGGGTTGATCTCGGTGCATTCGATGGGCAGGTAGCGGCGGGCGCCGGTTTCGTCGGCCAGGTATTCGGCCTTGTTGGTGTTGCCGACGAATACGAACTGACGGGGATAGGTGCGGGAGTAGTGGCCGTAGCTGGCGCGGTAGGTATCGTGGGTTTGCGTGAGGGCCTGCTTGACCTTGTTCTGGTCGGCCTTGCCCATGGCGGACAGTTCTGAGAATTCTCCGATCCACTTGCCGCGCAAATTTTGATAAAAATCAAGGCTTCCAGGCTCATTGGTGATGTCGCAATGCCAGCGGGACCCGAACAACGCCTGCACCAGCTTGCTCTTGCCCAGCCCTTGCGCGCCCTCCAGTACCACCATGGTGTCCACCTTGCAACCTGGCTGGAAAATCCGCGCCACAGCGGATACAAAAAAAGAATGCGCGACAGCGCAGCTATAGGGACTGATAGGCACGCCGCAGTGGTCGGCGAAGAAAGCCGGAATGCGCTCTTCCTGGTCCCACTGCAAGCCCGTGAGCCACTCTTTCACCGGATGGTAAGCATGGCGCTGAGCGACGGTTTCGACCGCTTCGCGCACCACGCCGGTCTTCACTTCGCCGGCGATCCACGTTTGTTCCAGCCATGCCTTGAGTTCGATGGTGTGGTGGTCGGCCCATTCGGTATCACGGTCCGTTACCCCTTGTCGGAACTCATCGAAGCGCAACCGGCCTTTCCAATTGGCGTCATTCTCCAAAAGCTTCATCAGGTTCGCGACGCGGCACAGGTATTCAATCTGACCGGTCTTCTTGTCCACCCGCTGGATCAGCGTCGCTTTCCACTCGTGATCGGGATCGATGCCACAGGATTCCGGGGAGCCGTCCGGTTCCGGCACCGGCTCCGGCTCGCGGCTAAATGCCAGACGCAGCTTGCGCGCGTGGCGCTCAGCCTCAATGTCGAGGGGGTTGGGGCTATCCGACATAGCGGCGGCTCGCATACGCCAACCCTCCCTGGATGCGGTCAGACGCCAGCGCCAGTCGGTCGCATTCCTCGTCGGTTAGCCAGCCGCGCCGCTGCAACGTCCCGACCGCGCAATCCACGATCAGCGCCTCGTGCGCCAGGGCGATAAGCACGTCCAGGGCGTGAAATCCTTCCCGCTCTTGGCGACGCGCGGGTTCCCCAGGCGCATCCTCGCGCGGCGGGAATAGATCAGAGAGTTCCAGCCCCACGGCGGCCACGACATCGGCGGCGCCGCAGCCGGTAAAGCACTTGATCAGCACCGTACCATCGGGCGTTTCGCGGATGTTGAGCGATGGGTGTTTGTCGGCGTGGGCGGGACAGCAGGCGATCCAGCGATCTTTGCCGGTCTGCTTGACCTTGTTCAGACGGGACAGCAAGACCTCGGCGGTCATGACGGCGGCGCCTCTTGCTGGGCGCGGGCCTTGGCGCCGGTTAACATCAGCAGTTAACATGACAGACTCCTAGTTATAGAGCCTGCCGGCATCTTTCCACGGATGGGCGGCAGGCGATACGAAGGTGGAAAACCAGCACTAGGCGACTGGCCAGGGACTAACCCTGCTTCGTACCGCCCACCATCGAAGGAGGGGGCACAAAAAAACGCCGATAGCGGCGCCTGGGCGCCAGTGTGCCGGTTTCCACGCCGGGTCGCGAATTTGGCCGCGACAGAACTATCATAGTCCAGTTCCCATCTGGCCTCAACCATGGCCCGCTCCTCCGAATGAGCCGCTAGCTAGTCCGTGCTCACCGCCGCAGAGCAGGTCGAGTAATACTTCGATGCGTACCCGGCGATGATCCCAAGCGCGCGGATGGGCCAACAAGAATTTGCGCAATGCCGGCACGGTGATCTGGTACTGCAGCCGCCGTTCTTCCAGGTCATCCGCACGCAGCGGGCTACTGACCCCTACGCCGCGCGTCGCCTTGAGCCATCCCTTCGCGATCCATTGGGCGACTGATTTGCTTTCGATACCCAGCAACTGCCCGATCTCGGACGCCGTATACCAGGGGCGATTCCAGCCCAGCCGCAGATTCCTCACTTGATCGGCGACCGCGGATAGCGACCGTTTAAACCCTGCCATTTTGAGTTGCTGTTGCAGCGTGCTCGCCGCATATCCGGCTTCAACGCCTTCTTTCAGAATATCGTTTTCCACCTCGGTCCAGCGCCGGTTGTACCTCTCCACCAAGTGGCGCACACCCAGCGCGCCCGCGCGCCATTTCAACCAGCCGACCGGGCGGTCCAGTTCGCGCGAGAGCTGCTTGAGACAGGGCGATGGAGTGCGATAAGCGCGGCGAATAGCGGCATCCACCCATTCCGAGGAGGGTTGCTTTTGGTACGGCTTTCGCCCCTGGACATGCACATCCAGCAGCTCCGCTTTTCCGCGCAAAGAGCCGCTTGACCGATGCGGGAGAGCCTGTTGCGCCGCCGCCAGACCGCCTTCCATCCAAGCGGCTTTCAGAGCTTCGAGTTCCCATTCTGCCCAGGGCTGTTTGACGGTGCCGGCGATGCCGCTCATGCGTAACCGTCTCTGTCTGTGCCCACCTTGCCGCTGGTCAGCGCCTCGACGTGCACGCACACTTGCCGGAGATGGTTGATAAGCACATGCCGGCAATATTCGCTCAGGGAGCGGTCATCGTCGGCGGCGAGGTGGTGCAGGGCGAGGTAGGTTTGCGCATCCACCCAGATACGCAAATCGTGATCACAGGGCGCGCGCAAGGTCAGCCCTCAGTGGGAGGTGGGGGAGGTGGGGGGAGTGCCCGGATTGCCCGCCGGGCGCGGGTACCGAAGGAGGCAAGCAATGGCCGCTGTTGTTCGCCCAAGAGGAAGCCCGGACACCTGCGGCGGCGGAGTACGTCGCGGGTGATGTCGGCCACGATCTGGCGGATCAGGCGGCGGCGGAGCACGTGGATGTTGGTCATGGTTACGCCACGCGCTGGTCGGGGGCGTCGGGGGCAGAGTAGATGCCCGCGTAGTCCACGCGCCCGTTGCTGGCGCGCAAAATACGTTCCGCCTGCGCGGGTCGTGGGAATCGCTCGCCACGCCGCCAGGCGCCTATCGTTCGCGGCTTGACGCCGATCAATTCGGCGGCGGTGTCATCGCCGACTTCTTTCAAAAAATCGCGGAGGTTCATCATGGGAGTAATCATATACACGAAACGTGTTAATAATCAACTGGTGATCTTGCATACCGTACACGACAAGCCGCATCAGCAACTATGAGCAAGGGTTGCGGCTGATGCGTCAACCAGAAGCGGTCAAGTTGGCTAAAGAGCTTATGGTTCCTGCTGCCTACCTGATGTGCGTAGACGAAGAATCTACGATCTCTGCTCCGAAACGTTGGTTGCTGGATAGATACGACGCGGCGGATGCCAGAGGTAAGCGCATGATCGAGTTGGTTGCAGAAGCCCAGGCGACGCAGCAACAGCCAACATTTACCGCTTTGCCACAATCCCTCGCGCTGTAAATTTCGCCTTTCCACGAGGAGGGGCGGAAAAGATTAGGTTTAAAAATTTTTACACGTTTCGTGCTTGACTGAAATACACGAATTGTGTAATCATTCCCCTCAACCCGCCGCCCCAGGCTCCGGCGAAACTCCACGAGGTTCGCCGCACACGACCTGGCCCGTGGCGGGCCAATCATCCTTTGGTGGTTATTCCCCGGCGGTGTTGCCCCTCAGCGCCGCCGGGGCTTTTTCAGGAGAGAAATAATGAAGCAGATTGTTATTGCTCAGCGCGGCTGGGTTTTCGTGGGAGATGTAACCCGGACGGAGAGCGAAGTGGTTATTGAGAACGCCGCCGTCGTGCGGCGCTGGGGAACAACGAAAGGGCTTGGGCAGTTGGCCCAAGAAGGTCCGACTGAAGAGACCCGGCTAGACCCATGCCCGAGCGTGCGGATTCACCCGCTGGCCGTCATCGCAACGATGGATTGCGCCTCGTGGCCGCTCTGATCGACCCCGAATCGGTGGCTGTCAGCTACGGCTACGGCTACGGCGACTGCGACGGCTACGGCTACGGCGACGGCGACGGCGACGGCTACGGCTACGGCTACGGCTACGGCGACGGCGACGGCTACGGCGACGGCGACGGCGACGGCTACGGCGACGGCGACGGCTACGGCGACGGCGACGGCTACGGCTACGGCAACAGCTACGGCTACGGCGACGGCGACGGCTACGGCGACGGCGACGGCTACGGCTACGGCAACAGCTACGGCTACGGCAACGGCAACGGCAACGGCAACGGCTACAGCTACAGCTACGGCGACTAAACAGAACCCGGCCCAGCGCCGGGGGCTTGTTAAATCACGCCGCCGCGGAGTCGGGCTTTTTTTATGGGCTTTTTGAGGAGAGAAAAAAATGCAAGTAACCGACCCGTATGGTCTCTCCCGCGACCAACTGCTGGGGTGCTTGCGGGCCTTTTATCGAAACCGCCACAAGCGAATCGCGAGGTTTAAGAGTGGCCGCCGCGCTGACCAGACGGTCAGCGCCCATCGGGAATACCGGCAAATGGTCGCGCACTATGTCGCGCGCATTCGGTTCGTAGATCAAGTCGTCGATCAAGACGTCTAGGAGAAAGCGAAATGAACAAATTTGATACTGAACTTGAACTGGCCGGCGAAACCCGCCCGGCGCTGGTGAGTTTTGATGACGTGTTGGGCGACGTGGACATCGAGCGGGTGGAGATCGCGCTGGACGTCAACGAAACCTACACCACCCTGGGGATTTACGACCCGCGCCCTGTGCGGCGCTGGCTGGACATCACCAGCGTGTTGAGCGACCGGCAGGCGCTGGAACTGACGCGGGAAATCAAGGAATCCGCCCGGAAAGCGCGCGCCGAAGACTACGACGACGGGCGGATGCAGGATTGGGAAGAGCGGCGCCGGTACGCCAAGGCCGCCTAACGAAAAGCCGCTCGGTGGTGACACACCGAGCGGCCTTGTGAGACGAAAGAACGAACTGATCAATTATACGTAAGGAACGATCATGAGCAAGAAAAACGCTTCCACGTCCGGCATAACCCACGCCTGGATTCGCACCAACGAAGGTCGGCACATCAGCGTTGCCGCCTTCCCGTCCGACCAACACGTCGCCACCAACCCGCAACGGGAACTCCCCAACCCCGCCGCCGCGATTGCCGGACTTGGCCAACCCAGCGAACGCGCCCGGATACGCGCCGCCACGGTCTGTCAGGAACAGCGGGAAGCGCGCGCCCGTCGGGAGGCGCTGGCGTTGCTGGAACGGGAAGACGCCCGCCGCGATGGCATTGCCTTTGCCACTCCCGATGAAGACATCCCCCCCAGGCGGCGGCCACTCGGTGCGCCCATGGCCACGCGGATTGGTTCCATGCCTGACCCGCTGGCCACGCTCGCCTGGGACGCCATTGCAGAAGATGCCGCCGCGACGGCGCGGCGGGGGTGGGGAAAATGGCAGTTCACGGCGGCGCTGGCGGTCTGGTCTGCGGCCTGCTTCCTGCTGGGGATGCTGGTATGAGCTTGAGAGGATTCCGCCAGGAATGGCGCCCAAAAGAGGGTGCCCTGGTGCGGTTTTGCCCGCCTGCTGGGGCTTATAGCCCACAGTCAGAACAGTACCGCCAGATCGGCAGGTCATGCCTGATCTTAAAGTGCTGGAACGACAGCATGGCAACCGCCATGTTTTTGGATGGCCGCCCCGTGACGATCAATTTAGATTACGTTGAGGAATGACATGATGAACGAAATCCAATTGGAAGAAGTAGGGATTGAGCCCGGCCAAATCCTGGCCGATTCCATCCGCCAATGGCGGTCGGACTGTCAAGCCGGACAGTTCAAGGTGGGCTCATCCGCGATGCGCGGCAACAAGATTGACATGGAACTGGTCGGCGCGCAGATCAACGAAGGCGAGTTCTTCGGCTATCCCCGGCAGAAATGGCTGGGCTTGCTTTTCGTGGACCCGGACGGCGTGTTGTCCAGCATCCTGTTCAAGACAGAATCGTTGGACAACTTCGAGGAAATGCGCCGGCAATACCGGATTAAGGGGGAAACCCTGCTGGGGAAGACCATTCGCGCCAGCATGAGCAAGCGCGCCAGCCGCGCCAACGGCGAGAGCTACTACGCCGTGGAGTTCGAGGTGGTCAGCAACGGCAAATACGCCGCCGCTATCGCCGAATTCCGGCAACTGCGCTACACGCCCGATTTTGTCCGGCTGATCGAATCCAGCCAAGACAACGACAAGTGAGCAACCACGCGCCAGGGAGGGCGCTTGCTCGAAAGAGAGAACGAAATGAAGTTAAAAACCGATTGCTATGAGTGCATACATGAAAGAGAGGTTCCTGGAAGTGCGCATATTTCATGTGCTAACCCAGACCAAAAAATGCGTGGTAGCCGTACTTGAATTAAAAACGGATGGTTTTTTATCCGTTTCTGTTCGATCCGATATGGCGCACTAAAGAATGCGAAAATTTCAAGAAGAAAAGCGAAAATGAATAACAACGAATACCAGGCATACCCCGCCGTATCATCCCACTGGCTGATCGACCTTCTGGTCAGCCCCGCCCATTGCTACCGCCGCCATCTGGCATTGGATCTGGTGATTGAATCCTCATCGGACGCCTTGCGCCTGGGTACGCTGGTGCACTGTTTGGCCTTGACCCCGCGCCAGTTTGAGCGGGAATTCCGGGTGCTGGAAGACCGCCGTACCAAAGCCGGACAAGCGGAATGGGCGGGGACGGTGGCGCAAGGCTTAACGCCGATCAAGCCCGCTGAACTGGACAAGGCCCGCGCCATCGTGGCGGCCCTCAAGGCGCACAAGGTCGCCCGCAATCTGCTGTTTCACGGCAAGAAAGAACGCACCATCATTCAGCAGCGCGCCCACGGCCTGTTGCCGCTCAAGGCCAGGCTGGACGTGCACTGCGAAGCCAGGCGGCTGATCGTGGAACTCAAGACCACGCGGGATTTGGGCGTCATCCGCACTTCGATGGAACGCTACCGCTACCCGCTGTCCGCCGCGTTCTACCGCGATATGGTGAATGGCCAGGCGACGGTGTTTGTGTTCGTGCAATCCACGCCGCCCCATGACATTGAGATCATGGACTTTCCCCGCGCTCAGTTAGAAGCGGGGCGCGAGCAGTACCAGACCGCGTTGCGACGGTTTGACGATTGCTGGCGGCGTAATGACTGGCCAGAAGCGGAGCCAGCGCCGGCGGTTGACGATGATCCGCTGATGTTGCCCGGCACCCCGCTGTTTCAGCGCGGGCCGGCCAGGTTTGAAATTCCAGTCGGGGAGTTGGCGCTATGACCGCTCTGGATAGGATGATGGACGCGCTTTATCAGGTATTCACCACCACCATCCTGGTCCCGGACCAGGACACTGATCCGTACTGCCGCGTGCTTTGCGGGTTCGGACTGGCGGAGCACGTTGCCCAGGGCCACGCTCTGGGGTATCGAATTACCCCCAAAGGCTACGCGGAGGCGATGGCCAACTGGGGTCATGAGCAACGCTGATGCCTGCTTTGCTCACCCTCGCCGCCGCTGCGATTAGAGGCTGTAGTTATAACTCGTCTGGCACGAGGACTGATCAGACGCGCCGTAGTTGCTGGCGATGGACGCCGACACATGCGCGGCGGCGAGCGCGCCGCTGGCGATTTGCGCCGCCACCCGCCCCGCCGCATCCACGAGTTGGGCGCGGATTTGCGCATCCGCGGTGGCTTTGGCCACTTCCGTTTTATACCGCTCCAGCGCATCCACCAGTTCAATCCGCGCCTTTTCGAGCGCCACTTTTGTGCTCTCAAAGAGCAGTCCCGCCGCCGTCGCCTGCGAGCGGATGGTCGTGTCATACACTTGAGCACTCGCCTGGTACGCGCCCAACTGGGCTTGGTACAGGGTCTTGTCCTCGTCGAGTTTGGCCAGGAACGCCTGGGTTTTCGATCCCAGGTTCGTCGCCGTGATCTGGGCGTTTTTCACGTCGAGATCGCCGAACGCGAGCACGGCTTGGTTGTACGCGGCGTCGGCTTGATGCAGCCCGGTATAGCCGCGCACCTGCGTATCAAAGATGCTGGCCTTGGTTTGCTCGGCTTGCAGCTCCGTCGCAAACCGCCGCACTTCAGCCTCGAACACGCCAACTTGGGCCTGGTCCACGCTGATCAAGGCTTGCAGCCGCGCCGCAAAGTCGGCGGTGGCCGACCGCGCCAACTCAACTTTAGCCTGCTCGATCCCGGTGGCCGCCGTGACTTGGGCGACGTAGGCCCGCACCAGCGCATCAAACACGCCCGTCTGCGCTTGCGCCAGCATCCCGGCGTTTTGCAAGCGCGCGGCGAACCCGCGCATCTGGGATTCATAGAGCGCGCCCTTGGCCTGCTCCACATCGGACAGCGCCTTAAGCTTGGTGGCGAAGGATTGCGCTTGCGCCTGATACAAATCCGCCGCCGCTTGATGGGCCTTGGTTTGCGCCGCGTAACCCTCCCACTCCGTGGCCCAGGCGCGAACCGCCTCGGCATACGCCTGGACCTTGGCTTGATACGCCGCCAACTCGAGTTTGCCCACGTCCAACCGAACGGATTCCGCCTCGATCTGGGTCTTGTAGACCTGCACTTGGGTCAGCACGCCTTGTAGTTGTGCCTGATAGGCGTCCACCGCCGTCCGGTCCAGGTTCCCCTTGGCGATTTCGCCCTCGATCTCGGCTTTGTAGACGTCCAGCTTGGCCAGTTCCAGCCGGGTCCACTCGGTCAAAAACGCCACTTTGGTTTTGACCATCTCCACCTGGGCCGTATAGGCGGCCAACAACAGATCAGCGGTCTGCTTGAGGGCCTGCGTGGCGTCGGTGGCCATTTGGCGATCCAGGTCCATGACGGCCAGCGCATGTTGGCGCATCTGGCCTTCGTACTGGATGCCTTGTTGCACGGCGAATTGCAGGTTCTTGATCTCCCATTCCGCCGCCTGAACAAAAATGTCCATCCGCAATTTCTGCTTGGCGTTGCGCCCCTGCTGGCGCACTTCGTCCAGGCGCAGCAGCAACGGGCCGCTGGGCAGACTGAAGCCCCGCGCGGCAAACTCCTCGGTCACGCGCTGCTCATCCGCCGCCGCCTGGTCGTCCACGTCGCGGTAGGCCCGCGCCCGCAACGCATCTTCCACGGCGGCTGGAAGGCCGGTCGAGGTCCCGGACAGCAGTTCAGCCAGCCGCGTATCGGTGACCGCAAAGCTGGCGTAACGGGCTACAACCGTATTCACCCAGCCGCTCACGGTGGTCTGCGCCCGCGCCTGTTCGCCCCACCAGTCGCCCGCCGTCAGCGCCGGTGGCGCGGGGATTTGGGCAAAGAGCGCGGCGAATTGGGCTTGCAGCGCCGCGATATTGACCGTGGGCGCGGTGGGCAAGGATAGCGTGTGCAAGCCGGGCGGCGAGGGCAGGACGATAGCGGGCGCAGTCGGCAAGGTCACTGTGGGCGCGGTTGGCGGATCGCCCGGACGCAGGGAGGCATCCATGGCCGCTGGCGTGGTGATCGACGCGAAGGTCGGCGCGACCGGTTCGGCGGGCAACGTCAGCGTGAGCGTCGGCGCTGGGGGCTCTGAGGCCATCGCCTGTTCCAGCAGCGCCGTGGTGATCTGTGGATCATCGGGCGGCGTGATGCCGCTGGTGGGATCGGTATTCAGCGTTGGCAGCGTCGGCGGTTGCAAGGTGGTATAGCCCGCCGACAACTGGGGGGGCGAAGGCGCGGTCAGAGTCCGGAGTTGTGGCTCGGTCGGCGGCGCGGTGGTCGTGATGCGCAACCGGGACGCATCCAGCGTCGGTGGCGTGGGTAAGCCGAATTGCGCGCCGCTGGTGTCGAACTCCGTATTTCGGCTGACGATATCCGGCGTCGGAATCGTCAGCACGATCGCCGGCGGGATGGTGACGGCAGCGACCGCTCCGGTGTTGGGCTGGGGGATGCCCTTGGCTTGGGAGCCAATCACCTCCGTTTCAGCAATCGCCGCCAATGCCTGTTCCGCCTGGGCCATGGCGTCGGTGGTGATTTGCCGCAATTGCTCCAGACGACTTTGGACCTCGGTGGAGGCGTTGTTGTGGGAGCCAATAAATTCACACTCGGCCATGATGAGAATCCTCAATACAGACCAACGGGATGCCCTGACAAGGTGGCGTCTTCGATCTTTACGATGGGTTGCAGCGGGCCATACGCGCTGTGTGCGGCGGTGACCGCGATGTCCGCCCGTGTCTCTCCGGGATAGGTGGGGCCTAACCGGACCCGCACGGAAAACACCCAGGGCAACGGTTCGCCCTGTTCCGGATGGTAGCGCGGGTCGATCGCAACCGAGAACTGGGTATGCTGATTTTTGTACTGAATATCGCCGGGCGGGTCCATGCCAAACCGGAACCCGGCAAAAATCCCCATCCCGAACGTGCTTGATTCCATCTCAGTCACACTGGAAGCGCGGGTCTTCGGTCCATTGCGCGGTGTCCGCCGTGGTGGTTTCCAGGCGGTCCACGGTAAAAACGACTTGGCTGGCGATGACGCCTTTCAGTTGATAGCGCGACTCGCCCTGCGTCGTGGTGGTGCGCAGGTAGCTCGCCGTGCAGTCACTCTCCCGGTCCTGGTTGTGGATGTGGGTATACGCCGTTTTATTCCCGGTTTCTTGCGTGGTGGTCATCGTATACCCGGACTGCAAGGCATAAAAAACACAATCGTGGGCGGCGCTGACATAGTAGAGCGTGGGGACGCTGGCCCCTAATCGCGTCGTGCGCTGGCCCGATAACGTCGCCGTGTAATCCTGGGTCTGATGGAAGACATACGGGTCGATCTCGCGCCGCCCGGTGTCTCCCGGCCCATAGTAGCCGAAGGTGTAATGGTCATTGACATCCTGATGGGTGAGGGTTTCTTCGCGGTAGACGGTCTGCTCTTCGTCGGCGGAATCCACCAGCGCGACCGTTTCTTCGTAGTCGCCGATTTTCAGGGTGAGTTGCTGCTGCGTTTGGGTGGCGCGCTGGGTTGTGGCCTGGTGCGTCGTATTCCCGTCGCGGTTGCTTTGGTTGTCATACTCATAATAGCCGCGTGGCCCGGAGACGACATGCCAGGTGGTGATCGATGTCAGCGACTCCTCGTTATCGGTCTGGGTCCAATCGCTGGCGTCCACCCGCCCATTAGCCACCTGACCGGTCACGGACGCCCAGGCGATTTTCAGAACGCCCGCAGGGGTATAACTGATCCCAATCGGGTAAAGCTCGCCCTGATACGAGGACGTGGTTCCTACCTGATCCGTGCGCTCCGTTCGATAGTGAATCTCCCATTGCCGTTCGCGCCGCTTTACGCTGCCGGCAACGGTCGTGACATCGGTTCCATCCCCAGCCGGGTCCCCGGTCACCGTCACTGGATGATCGTCGTAATACTGGCTGGTGATGAGGCCCGGGTAGTAGCGCGTTCGCGTGGGCGCGGCGACCGTGACCGTATCGGCCTGGTGCGTGATGACGCCCTGGAACAGGGAGAGGTAGGGGAAATCCGGGCGGTCGGCGTCGAGCGACCCATCCAGAAAACAGAACTCCAAGCCGTTCGGATGGAATCGAACCGGATAGAGCATCATCAACGCTTCAGGATAGGTTTGCTTGGAGTAGGCAAACCCGCCCAACAGCGACAATGGTTTTAGCTGGGAGCCGTGGATTTCAAACGCCCGCAGCGTGGTTTGGAAAAACCCGTAATACTCGGTGCAGGCCACCAGACAGCGTAACGAAGTTCCAGGGACGCCATCCCGGACCACGGCGACCGTGCAGACCATGACCCCGGCGATGACGGATTCGGACGGCAGAATCCCGTGCAACGATTGCCAGGGAACCCCGTTCCGATAGATGACTTGCGGCGTGCGATGCGGAATCCCGCTCAGGTCTTTGTAGTTGAACTCGGTGGCGTAGTAATACGGCTGATAGGGTCCGGTCTCGCGCGGTTCGCCAGGGAGCGGCGCATTCCCCAGGTCGGCCATAGGCCCATCGCCGTAAGGCGAATGCCACCACGAGTACACATCCCAGCCGACCGGCAAAAACTGATTGCCCGCCAGCGCCACGGTCAGCGAAGAAGGGGTGAGCGTGACTTGATGGGTTTGCGCGTTGAACACCCGCGCCAGCTTCATCCAGGCGGGCGGTGGGAGTGGCGCGGCATCGTCCACCGGATAAACCGCAGGCGAAGCCCGCTGTTCAATCCCATAAGGCGCGCTATCCGTTTTCGGGTACAGGATGAACCCGTGCGCTCCCGCAAAGACGAATCTGCCGCCTTCACTGGGAACCGTGATCCGGGCGATATTGATACCGATGCCGCAGACAACGGTGATCGTCGCGCCGTTCAACTGACAGCGATGTGATCCGCTATCAATTCCACCGGTCGCCAGTCGTTGACGCAAGCCACCCAGCAAGGTGCGCGCCAGTGGAATCAACGCCGCGCCGCGCTCCACATCGCCTTGCACTTCGATTTGCACCGGACCGGTAAACCGAGCGGGCTCCTGGGTCTGCAAATGATCGCCCCACACGGCTAGCCCCCGCGCCGGCGCGACAGGATTTCCGGGTATTCGTCGATGCGGTACAGCGCCCATGGCGCCGATCCGGACAGGATCAGTTTGCGCCAGCGAAAGCGAATTCCCCGGCCCAGTTTTACGACGCCCTGTTGCTCATGATCCACCAGATAGGTGGCCGTTTGGCGGGTTCCACTCGCGTCTACCCAAACCAGGCTCAGTTGCAAGTCGCCGGCGAGGTTGTAATCCACCGTGGCGTTGGGCATCCGCTTGAGCAGCGCCGTCCCGTAATCCTGCAAGCCGGTTTCGACCTGCGCCGCAATCGCCGCGCCCGCATCGGTATCGCCGGTCATTTGATACAACCCGGCTGGCCCCACGGCCAGCAGCTGGTCGCCGAATGGCTCGACTTGGGTGAAGGGCAAGCCGGCATAGCGCGAAACCGCCAGGGTGTCGGCATTCAGCACCCAACATGCGCCCGTGTCCAGCGTTCCGCCGACCACGCCCCACTGCTCGTGGACGGCGATGATTTCCTCGGCGGCGACGGAAACCGCGATGACGGCGCTGCCCGTATCCAGCAGCGCCAGCGTGTCCGCCGACAGGAGCGCTTGATCCAGCGCCACGGCGATGGATTCGGACCACGCCAGCGTATCCGACGAGGCCAGGAATACGGCACTTTGCACGCTGCCGACGTCGGCCAGTGCGACCGTTTCACTGCCGGCGCGATCCGGGCGGAGAACCCCGACATCCGTTAGCCCGCAGGTATCGGCGCTGGTGGCCGAGACCGTAACGACAAACCCGCCGCTGTCGCTGCAAGAGGCCGTTTCACTACTGACGAGTGCGGCAACGAGGTTGCTGGCCTCGGTGACCGCAACGGATTCCGTCGTGATCCGCCAGGCGATGAGGGCGGAAGATTCGGTCAGGGTCGCGGTATCGGCGCTGGTGGCGGTGATCGCCAGAGCGACGCTGCCCTCGTCCGAAACCGTCAGCCATTCAACGGCATCACTCCGCAGAACGACCGTACCACTCTCGGCGATTGCCGGCCAATCGCTGCTGGGCAGATACGCATCCAGGTTGCCGGTATCCGCCACTGCCAGGGCATCATCGCTGGTCAGGGTCAGGGCGATGGTGCCGCTGCCCGTATCCGTCAGCGCAATCTCTTCCGCCCCGCCGAGGTCGCCGGTCAACGCGCCCTGATCGACGATGCGCCACGTTTCCGCGCCCATGACGACCGGAACCGTGGTCGCGAACAGCGCCACCACATCATCTTCCAGCGCCCCATCCCAAACGGCCCGATAGGGTTGCTGCGCCGCCAGGCTGGCGGTGGCGTCGTCCAGCGTCGCATCCAGCGTCGCCGTGATGTCGTACACCACCAGGCCCGTGGCCGTGAACGTGTCCGAGGCCAAGTTGGCCTGCATGAACACATCGGGCGGTTCGCCGTGCGCTCCTTGCGCGGCCACCACGGCATCTTGCAGCGTGGCGTTGATGACCGCCTTGTTGAGCGTGGTGTAGGTCGCTGCCGCCGCCGTGGTGTCGCTGTGCAGCGTGGTGATCAGCCGCCCAGCGGGATGGGCCGTAGCGACGAAGGCCGGCGCAACGCCCGCCAGCGTCGCGGTCCAAGTCGCCGTGATGGGGTCGGGGACTACCTCCTCTGGCGGCAGCACGTTGGTGTTAAAGACCGGCGTTGCGCCGGCCAGCGTAATCGTCAGCGTGCCTTTGGTCGGGTCCCGGGTTGCGCCCGCCAGCGCCGCAACCGCATCATCCAGCGTCGCCGCCAGCGTGCCGGTATAACTGTCGCCCACGCCGATGCGCAGGGAGTACGGACAGGCGCCCGGCGGCGGGGAGTACGCCGCGATGGTCAGGGGATAGGGACACGCTGCCGCCGGAGCCGCGCCGCCTAGCGCCAGGTTCACCACGGTCGCCGGCGTCGCCGCGTACACATGGTCTCGAATGGCCGCGTTGGTGATGGTCGCGGTATGGTCGAACGCGATCAGGAAGAATTCACGAGTGGTGCTCAGAAACCGGAATTCGTAGGAGCCCGTCACCGGGTCCGACCAGGTTTCCCGCGCCAGCAGCCCACTATCCTGCGCATAGAGGCGCACCCGGTAGCGCCCAGGAACGCCGTCCTCGGTGACCGTGCCGCACAGCGTGCCGCTGCCGCCGAAATACAGATCAGCTTGGGCGGACAGGATCAGCAGGCGGTCGGTCACGTGCCTTCCTCCACCGTGCGCCAGGGTCCGGTCAGGTCAAAACAAAAAGTGGAGGTCCCTCCCGCCACCGGCACACTCTGAAATTCCAGCGTGCGCCCCAGCAGCGGCGGAACCGTATCGATTTGCGTCGCGTCGGGGATGCTTTCCGTGGTATTCAGGGAGGCGTACAGCCCCGGCAAGCGTCCGCGTAACTGCGTCGTCCCTTCCCAGACTTCGACCGGAGCGATGACCACGCCATTGCCCACCGGCGACGGATAGGGCAACACGGCGCCAAAAAAAGCAGTGGCCTTGACATGGGAATACCGCCCAGCGCTGATCGCGCCGGCGACTTGGGTATGACTGCGCGCCAGATAGCTCCCGGTCGTGTTCCCATTCAGGTTATTGTGAGTCGCCGAATTGTACGTGGTGGTTGGCGCCGCCAGCAGAAACGCATGGTAGTTGTCCACGTTGGCGAAGGTATGGATGTCGCCGAACCACAACGCGGAAGTCCAATTGGAGCCGGTGCAATCCGCCAGCAGATAAAAAAAGGACCCATCGGTGATGACGCGCCAGGCGCGACCGGTCGCGGAGTTCGACTTGTGCGCGTAAAGCGCCCCGGCGGCGGGAAACGGGTTCGTGCCCGTATCCACATCGCTCATGGTCTCGTAGGCGTTGATCGTGGCGTAGGTGGTTCCGGCGTCCGATACCCGCAAACAGCACTGCGTCACCCCGTCCGTGCTGCGGTAGACCGCCTTGTTAGTGCCGCTATAGAGCTTGGTCCAGCCGTTGGGCAGCAACGCCGTATCCAGCACGGTGATGAGCGATCCCGCCACATTGGTCAGGTTGCTCCCGGTGATCTTGGCAATCGCCATGGCAGCGCCTCCGTCAGGTTAGCGCGGTTACGTAGTCCAGCCCGACAATCTTTTGCAGCGTCCCGCCGCTGGCCAGGGGCACGACAAAGTAGGACCGCGCTGGGTCCAACCCGGAAAACGAGTAGGAGCCATCGCCACCATTGGAGGTCGTCGTCGCCACGATGGCGTTCAAATCCCGGTCGCCCAGCAGGATGGTATAGACCCCGGCTGGTTCCACCGCGCCACAGACCACGCCATCGCCACCCCCACCTCCGCCCCCTCCGCCGCCAGATGTTAAAATAGTGAAGGTAAAACTACCGCTATCGGTCTCACCGTCCGCGTCTGTCACCGTGACCGTAACGGGGAATTCGCCAATCGCGGTAGGAGTGCCCGACACGACGCCCGTGCCGCTCGCCAATGACAGCCCGAAGTCTGGCGCTCCGCCGCCGCCAGCCACCCAACTCCAGGCGTAGGGAAGCACTCCGCCAGCCGCAGTGAACGCCGAGGAATAAGCAACGCCCACTTGCCCATCGGGCGGCTGACCCGTGGTGGTGCTGATAATATAGAGCGTAAACGGCGCGATGACGCGGATATAGGCCAGCCAGCTATCCGTAGCGGAGGTCGCGTCCGTGGCCGTGACCCACGAACTAAACTCCCCGACCGTCGTTGGTGTGCCGGAAATAACGCCGGTGGTGGGATGGATGGACAATCCGTCCGGCAAGTTATCCGCCGTCCACGCCAGCGGAGCAACGCCATTCTGCGTAATCAGATAGCCGGAATATGCCTGACCTCGCACCGCCGTACCGAGCGCGCTACCGACAATCTCGAACGCGGGCGCGGCGCTCACCGCCACCGTAATCGTGTCTATCCCGGAATTGCCGTCAGCCGACGCCATGTCGAACGTCAGGACATAGGTTCCCGCCGTTGTGGGCGTGCCAGAGAGCGTCCGGGTGGCGTAGGAGAACGACAATCCAGGCGGCATGGACGGGGAGCCGGTGACCGTCCCGGTAAACGGCGCGACGCCATAATCAATCGGCAACACCCGCGAATAGGCGGTCCCGACCGTAGCGGCCAGTGGTCCGCCGTCGCGCAACTGCAAGGCGGGCGCCGGGATGGTCAGCGCCAGCGTCTTGGATACGGTCACCCCGGTCGCGTCTTGCACCGTCAGGGTGGGCGTATAGGCTCCGCCGAGGGTCGGGGTGCCGGCAATCGCGCCCGATGTAGCGGCGATGGTCAGCCCTGACGGGAGGCCGACCGCGCTCCACTGATAATGGGGCGTCCCGTAAAAATCCGTGATGCCGTAGGGCACGCCGCCGCTGGCGGTTGCCACGTAGTAATACGGAGTCCCGGTCAATCCGGTATTCAGGCTGGTGCTGTCCAGGGACAGCGTGGGCTTGGTGACCGTCACCGTAAAGGAGCGGTCAAAGGTCGCCGTCCCTGATGGATTCGTCGCTACGGCGCGCAACGTAAACGCGTGGGTACCAGCCGTGGTAAAGCCGGCAGTCAGGCGCACGGATTGCCCCAGCACCGGCGAGTCAATCGGCGCCAAATCCCCGCTGCCCGCCGTCAGCGACCAGACTACCGACGAGAAAACGCTGCCCCCGATGTAAAAATCCAGGGTCAGCCGGGTTGCAGTCGTCGCCGTATATTGGCTGGTGACAGGGTAAATCGTGCCGTCGAGCGCCATCGTCGCCGTTCCTTAACTAAGCATTGCCTTCGGTAATCTGGGCGCTGGTGATGTCGATGCTGCCGCCCGCCACAATCGCCGTGGTGTTCATGATGATCTCTGCCCCAGACCCGGAGACACCGACCCCGACATCGGCGACAAAGGTTCCGGTCGAGTCGGCGATACGCGCCCAAGCCGCCGTGCCATCGGCGTCCGCGCTGGAATCGCCGGTGACCGTGCTGAAGGTCAGCACCCCGCCGGAGACCGTACCGCAGGGGTCGCTAAAGGTCAGGGTGCCCAGCAACGTTTGGCTGGTAATGGCGCCGCCCGTGGCCGGGCGGGTGCCCGTATAGAGTTTGATCGTGCCTGCGCCAGCTCCGCCGTCAATCGCCGTGATGATGGCGGTCAGCCTGGCGTTGCGCACCGTGGTGGAAAATCCAGTCGCCATAGCGTGTCCTCGTTCAGGAAATCGTGAAGGTGTGCTTCAGCCCCGCCGTGTTGCCGGTCGTAGGCAGCGTGTACGCCGCCGTGTATTTATACGCCGACAGCAGAACGCCAGAGGTAGAACCTTTGGTGCTGTGACTCAACAGGCCCACACCCCGAATCACCACGGAATCTTGGGCGGCGGTAATGGTGGCGGGGTTGTCGTTGTTGTTGGTACTGCGGCTGGCCGGAACCGACTCGGTATAGGCCGGGCGGGTCGCTTCCGAAATCTGCGTCGTCAACTCGCCGGCGGTCGCCGGGAAGGTCGCGGCGGTCCATCCCACTACGGGCGTTACATCGGTCGTAAATGGCGCCAGATACCAGGTGGTGTAGACCGTGCCGCCCGCCAGAACGGCGCTGAGGATGTGGTTGGCCCCCTGATCCGTGATCAAGTTATGGCCGCTGCGCAATACCCGACCCTGCGCATCCACCAGTTCATAGCGCCCGTGCAACGTGGCATGGGCTTCGCCGAACAGGATGTCGCCCTGGTCGGTTCGCTCATACCGATGCAGCCGGAACAGCCGGGAAAATTCGCGCAACCGCCGCGATGCCGAAGGGATCATGATCATGGTCAGTCTCTCAAGTCAGGCCGATGGAAAGGATTTGAGGAAAGCGGTCTCGTTGCACCCGCGCGGTATGGCCCGTGGTGTAGGCGTTGGCGCGAAAGCGTGAATCCAGTGGGGCCGTCACGGAACCGTCTGGGGCGCCGACCCGCCAAACGCCGTCGGTGCCCCACCAACTGGCAACGGTCATCGGGAGCGTGGTCGCGCCAACACTCCAACCGGGCGGCAAGTCCAGCGCCGTGCCGGCTACCATGCCGGACGTGGAAACCCTGGTTTGGGTCCAGGTGGATGGATCAGCGCCCGCCAGAAACCAGACCTCAGAGGCCGTGCCCACATAGACGCCGCCAGCCCCCGCCGGAACCAGGTCCGTGATCGCTTCCGGGAACTGGATGAACTGAGTGCGCGGGCGAATCAGTCCGGGATACAGCGCCCGCGTCCAGTACAGCACGGAACCGACCGCCAGCAGCACTCGCCCCTGAAACGCTCGGAGGCGGTTGGCGGGCGGCGGCGGCGTGCAGAACTGGGTTTCCAGAGGACGGCCCAGCGGCGTGCGCCCGATGGTCCAGGTGGTGAGGCTGGCGGGGATTTCCGAGTGAAAGAACAGCCGGTCGCCGTTGGGATGACTCAGGTAGACCCGTCGGGGATAGGCCGTTTCGGAGAGCGCCGCCAGCGTGATCCCGCCCCCCGCGGCCACGTCCACTTCCTCTGCCGCGCCCGCGCCCCCCTCTTCGCGCGCCGAAGAGCGACAGGTCAGCGCCACTTGATACCGCCCGGCGTCCAAGCCGCCCCCGGCGGTCGCCGTGAGCGTCGGCAAGGCCGGAACCGGCAACCCCCATGCAGTGGCGGTTGTGACGGTCACCCGCCCGGTCGTCACCCCGTCGCTCCAATAGACGGTTTGATCCAGCGCCGCATAGCTCACCGGCCCCACGACGGCCGTCAGGCTCGTTTCGGTTAAATCGGCGGCGATCCGTACCAATTGCCCATCATGGGCGGCCAGCGCAAACGGGAACGCCGGATGAGCAAACAGCGAGTGATAGTGCCCCGTGCGCACACGGGTATACCCGCGCCGCGTCCAGAATGTGCCGTCCGGCGTAATGTCGAGGTTGACCGCATCCCAGACGGTTTTTTCCGGCAAGTGCGTCTCTGCCGCCCGGTTCGCAATGCCCAGAGGGGCTGTCGTCGAGAAGGGCTTGGCCAGGTTGGGCATGGGCGGCCCTCAAAATTTATGGAGCGGACAGCCCCACCACAGACGAGAGAGGATTGGACAGCCACACTTCCCGCAGCGCGCCCAGCGTTCTGCGGGATGCTTGCAGGACGGACAGGAATCGCAAATCGCGCGCCGCCGGGCACGCTCATCGGCGGAGAGGGCCATGCGGCGCGGGGCCATTACTGGGCCTAAAACGCCAGGGCGACGACGGTATGCATCCGCCGTTCGCGCCGTTGTCGCCGGGCATATGCCGAGGGGCGCAAGCCGAAGCGCGCCTCGAAGTCTTGCAGGCAGCGCGCGGCCAGGGCGGGTTCGACGCTATCGGGGTCGCGGTGCGAATAGGCGCGGAACAAGGCCCAGTCGAGCAGTCCGCGGTGGTGTTCTGGCGGGATTTCCGGCTCGGCGTCCGTATCATCGGTGGTGAGCGGCGCCAGCGGCAAGCGGCGCACCCGCAGCCGCAGGGTGTCATCGGCGGTCGGCGTAGGGATCAGCCGCAGCCGCGCCCCGTCCAGGTAATAGCCCTCCGGGGTTCCGGTCGCCGTTTCCCAGCCTGGATTCAGGCGATCCAGCATCGCCGGGTCTTCCACGCGCAACCGCGCGGCGGTGGAATCCAGGACCGCGCGAGTTACCTCCAGCACCAGCGGCGACAAATCCAGCCACGCAGTGTCTGCCTCGACTTCCAGAACCGCCACCTCGTCAGTCTCTTCATCCACCAGCAGCCCGGCCCGGACGCACGCCTCGTTCTCGGCTTCCGTGATCCAGCCGGCGATGTCGTCATCCGCCCAGAGATACGGTTCGGCCTGGTCATCAGCCAGGACGCGAAAGGTCTGGATCAGGTCCTCGAGAGTCATGCTTCAGCGCCCGCTTCAGCAGCATCCCGCTCTTCGGCTAAATGCCAGTACAGCGAGAACAAGAGCACATACAAATCCTGATACGTGGCGGTTTGGCCGATCAGTTCATTGTCAACTGGATTGCGCAACGGGAATTTCACGGTCAAATCGGTGACGTTCTTGCGGATTTCACCGGCAAACTCGGTGATTTCCCGATCCGCCAACACCGTGACCTGCTCTTCCCGCACCAGCAGGGAGGGTGTGGCATTCCGTGGATTCTCGAAATAGAGCGAGCGCCCGCGCTGGTAGGTGCTGCCTGACACAGAGGATTGCCGATAGTCGTTCGCCATGATGCTGATCCTTTACTTGGTATATTCGCTGCTGCTGCCCATGCTGTCGATTTCGTAATGGATGTCGAACTGTAAGAACGCAACATCCTGCGGATAGGTATCAACCGCATCGGCAGGATCGCGGAACAGCCGGCAGACCAGCATCGACGACAGGGTTTTGCCGGTCCCATCAATGCCGGTGGCGTTCTTGCATAGCAGGTGCTTCCACAGGCTGGTATTGGGCACGAAGGCGTCAGAATCCAGATTCAGCGTGGCGGTCGCGCCGAACGTATCGCCGATATTCGCCCAGGTATATTCCAGACTGAACCGAATCACTCGCTCATTGGTATCGCCGGTATTGGTGCTGGTCGGGCTGACATGGACGTGGGGGTAGATGGTGCTGCCCTGCTTCCAGCGATGCGGCATCTGGACGGTGAAAAACACCTGCTCCATGGTGCTCCCGCCGTCGAATGCGTACAAATCCAGCGTCGCATCGCCGGCAAATCCCCCCAACAGATCGGGCGGGCTGTTGTCAGTTAATTTGACTGAATGGCCCGGGATCATCAGATCGTCCCAGGCCGTGGCCGTGCCGACCAGCGTCAGCGTGCCGTCCGTCGCAATCTGGACGTGGTTGCTGGCTTCGCCGATCTTGACCACCCCCACCGCATCAATCAGCACGTTGCCGCTGCTGTCCACGGTGTGAGCAACGTATTTCGTCGCGTCATAGCCCAGCCGCAACTGCTCGGTGGTCTTGATCGCGTGCATCGCCGCCGATGCGGTATCGGTGCCGGTCGTGATGTCGCCGAAAAGCCGGGTCAAGGTGGTGGCGCTGGTGCCGATGACGGTGGTATTTGCGCCAAGGCCAATCGGGGTATTGCCACCGATCACCACGCTGTTTTCGTCAGCGTTGTCCTTTCCCCGCGCATTCGTTCCGATATAGATGCTGTACTCCGGGTCCGTCAGCGCCGTCGCCCCATCGGCTTGATAACGGCCCGCCTGATACCCCATCCCCACGTTGTAGCTGCCCGTGGTGAGACTGTACTGCGCGTTCACCCCCATCCCCACGTTGTTGCTGCCCGTGGTGAGACTGCGATGCGCGTTCACCCCCATCCCCACGTTGTTGCTGCCCGTGGTGAGACTGCGATGCGCCTGATACCCAATCCCCACGTTGTTGCTGCCCGTGGTGAGACTGTACTGCGCGTTCATCCCCATCCCCACGTTGTAGCTGCCCGTGGTGAGACTGTACTGCGCGTTCGTCCCCATCCCCACGTTGGAGCCGCCCGTGGTGAGACTGTACTGCGCGCTCGACCCAATCCCCACGTTGTAGCTGCCCGTGGTGAGACTGTACTGCGCGCTCGACCCAATCCCCTCGTTGTAGCTGCCCGTGGTGAGACTGTACTGCGCGCTCGACCCAATCCCCTCGTTGTAGCTGCCCGTGGTGAGACTG